TTTAAGTTCATAACTTTAATTTTTTTTAAAGGCCCCAGGCAAGCCGGGGCCGTTGGTTTATATTCAGTGTAATTAATTTGAGAGTTAAAGTTTTTAATATCCTAGATACTTCATGGTACCTTTTATCCTTTTGTATAGTTGCTCTTCAATTGCTTGCCTTTCTTTATAAGTTAATAAAAGGTCGCTGTCTAGTTCTTCATAGCTAAACTCGTATAAAGTTCTTAATCTATCTACGATTAATTGCTTCGCGTATTTATTAGCCGTTGTTTCTCTATTTTTGTAGTCGGTTATCATAATTTGTTTTTTTGTTTCGTTGTTTTCTTATACCTCAAAGCAAGTAATAATGTTTCAATAATGCAACCCTTTAAACGAAAATAGTTCTAGAACCGTTGGTATCATTGGCTAAAAAAAATAAAAAAAGTTTTTCGGTCCCGGGTCCAAAAGTACAAAATACCTTTAATCGCGCGCGGGCGCATACGTAGGCTAAAATAGCGCGCGTACATGTATGCCTTATATTTGGTCCGGGTCCCGGTAATTAAAAAACAAAATAGACCCTAATTAAGTTCATAGTATTAAAGCTCTAAAACTACTATAGTAACATACAATATTGAGGTAGGTAATTGAGGTAGTTGTTAGTAGAAATAGAACACAACAACCAAGAATGATGAAACGTACTAATAGCAAGGGTTTGAGGCATAGATTACTAAGAATGTTAGCTAGTCGTCCACGTTCACTGTCCATTTAAATGGTCACTTTTGGCTGAAGTCGTTGTGGCCCAAGGGTTTAAGGCCTATTGAACGCCTCCGTTGGCTATGCTAAAAATATTAGCAATGTATATCCAGGTCCAACCAATTGCAGACATTATGACATGTCCAATAAATAGTACAAATTATTGAATGATTCGCAAAAAGTCCAGTGTTTACACGGTATCCAATTACGAATGTCTTAAAAAATGTACAGTCGCTCCTGGTCCTGGCCTGCTTAGATATTAGAGCACATGACATGATGGCCAATGCTCTGTAATGCCCTGGTAGCAAGGGTTTCGTACACATATTGCTAAAACTATTAGCTATAGACGGTACCGCCTAATTAGCGTCATACCACTCCCCTGCGCCTACATACCCCCTCACCCACATTTTCCCCTTCCCTATGTTGCACTTCCGAAATATTTTTTTTCTTCTTCCTAGTGTTGCGTTTTTGAAATTATCTTTGTACTTTGGATACATGAAGATATTAAACTTATATAGTGGACTAGGTGGAAACAGAAAAGGGTTTGGATCTGGACACGAGGTAACGGCAGTGGAGCTGGAAGAGAAGATAGCTCAAGTGTACCGAGATAACTTTCCGGATGACGAGGTTATAATTGGCGATGCGCATGAATATTTATTAGAGAATGCAGATAGGTTTGACTTAGTTTGGAGTTCACCTCCTTGCCAGACGCATAGTCGTATGATGAAAGCCACCAGACATAAGAAGAAGCGCTATACGGATATGACTCTTTATCAAGAGATATTATTCTTGCAGCACTTTTATAAAGGTAAGTTTGTAGTTGAGAATGTCAAGCCATATTACGAGCCATTGATAACGCCTACGGCTAGGATTGGAAGACATTACTTTTGGTCTAATTTTGATATAGACGAAAATTATAATCAGCCTAATTTTAAAAACTTTATAACCGCAGGAAAAAGTTCGGAGACAGAAAAAATGAAAGAGTGGCTAGGTATAAAGTATGAGGGTAATATTTATTACAAATCAAATCATTGTCCAGGACAAGTTTTAAGAAACTGCGTTCACCCATCCATGAGCGAGCATATAATGAATTGTCTAGTTAATGGTTCACCACAAAAAAAATTGTTCTAAACTATTGTTGCGTGAATGAAACTTGTTTTATAGTTTAGAGTATTATTAAAGAAAAGCACATGGTAACATCAATAGTAGACATGATAATTTATGAGTCTTTAAAGGAGACTGTAGAAACGACACCTAACGACCAGGACTTAGGTAAAGTAATTAGGCAATTAGTAAATAGCATTAGAGAGGAGCATGAAAAAAAGGGATAAAGAAACGGTTACACGTTATGATTATGAATGGATGAAGCCTTCCTTATGGACTAGGCTAAAAAATTTTTTGAGAAAATTATGGAAATAAGTAAATACTTTATAGAGTTTTGGATAGCTAGGCAAGACTATGAACAAGAACTTGGCGCAGCATTTAATAAAGATGGAAGCATTAATTCTGTTGATTGGCAAAATGCAAAAGTTTCTGCCTATGAGAAGTTTCAAGACGAGATATACGAGATAGACAGAAGATTTAATATAGAACTTAAAAAATTCGTGGAAAATGGCGGACTTGATTAAACACTGTTTATCTTACTCCAGAGAGGAAGGTGAGAAAATATACGCGAGAGCAGTATGGGGGATTGATAAAAATCCTATGAGATTAGGAATATTAAATAAATACGAAACTATGCCTTTAAAACAATACATAGACAATTACGAAGAGTTTAGATATCGCGGAGACTTATGGAAGGATATATCGCCAGTAGAAACCGCTAAATTATTTATGGATGGTAGACAAAAGATTAGTGACCTCCAGGAAGAGATTAATAAACTCACGCAAGAGCGAGATAGTCTTTATAAAGATAATGTAAGACTAAGCAAGAAATGGTGGAATAGATTACCTAAATTTACATGGAATTAAAAACAGCTAGAATTATGGAAACAAAGTATTGCTCAAAATGCAACGAAACAAAGAGCGTAGATGAATTCTCTAGGTTTGATAAATGGAAGCATTTGTCTAAGCATTGCAGAGATTGTCAGAGAGATAAAAAAGAGACAGAGATCTACAAGGATGGTATGCTAAACACTAAACAAGATAAAGGCTACAACTGGCTGCTAGGATACCCTATTATAAAATTTTAACACCCGAATAAATGCTGTACAAAGTACGGCGTTTATTAGGTTGTTATCTATACATATTGTAATAACGTGTATAGATTTTGGCTAATTCTACACATATACCCGATAAGGTATAAAATGAGTTAAATTAGTTAAATCATACCCGAAGGGGTATAACACAGATTAATAAGAATGATGCAACAGCGTTTAATAAGAACTCTGTCCCGTATCCCGAAACATGGGACAGTCCCCGAAGATTTAAAAACAAAATTGAGATTATCAGTGAAAAAGAAAGGATAAGGTTATGAAGATTTATAAAGTAGAACAAGGAAATATTTATGAGGGTGTGTATCAGTCTTTTTACTACCTTAAGTATGAAGACGCTAACAAGAAAGCTATAGAGATGCGACAAGAACACCTGGACGATGTTGTAGACCACATGGAGAGAATGGGTAAACACGCTAGTCCATATAAGGAGCCTTTCAAAATCCAGAACCAAGACTACTGGATTGCAGGACAAGAGTATTTAGAAATATTAGAAATAGAAGCGTTATGATGTATAAGACAATTAAGATTACACAAAGACAAAGAGAAATAGCCAAGAGGTTGTATCCCTTTAAAGCTCTTATAGGGTCCGTTACAAACGGTGAAAGTAATATCTATGGAGCATTAGGAGAAGTTGTTGTCAAGGAATACTATGAAGGTAAGGGCCTTATAGTTGCTCACGATAATACTTATGACTATGATCTTATAGTTGATGGTTATAAGGTAGATGTAAAGTCTAAGAAAACAAATTATCCACCGCAGCCACATTTCTTTTCTAGCATACCTTCGTATAATACTAAACAGAAGTGCGATTTATATCTCTTCACTATGATCCGGGAAGACCTATCAGAAGCATACTTACTAGGATACAAAAAGAAAAATGCGTTTTATAACGAAGCTACCTTCAATAAAAAAGGAGAAAAAGACTGGAATGGTTGGCTTTTTAAGACAGATTGTTATAATATAAGGGTGGATATGTTAAATCCTTTGAAATAAGAGAAAATTTGAAAAATTTTTAACCTTTCGGTTAGAATTTGATAAGTTTAATTTAAAATAAATAAACCGTTAAGAAAATCTCTCGTAATTAAATAAACAATTAAATAAATACTTATGACAGCAGAACAAACATCAATGCTAATTCTTTTACAAGAAAACACTTTAAACACTATTTACGAATCAGAAACAAAGATGGAAGCTAAGATGGCGTACATGGAATATGAGAAAAAGAAAGAGAAGCTAATGAGTGGCGAAAACATCTTTGAAGATAATAGTCCAGAAGATTCTGATTACGAGTGTATAGGTTGTGGAGCATGAGAGATTTTACAGAAGGAGCAATAGAAGGAGCTTTGATAACAACTTTTGTAGCTGTTATTTCATTTATAATCATTAAAATAATTTTGATATGAGTACAATACTAACTAGAAATCCAGAAAGTTTTCAAGGATACGAGCAATTTAAAATAAAATTGGCCGATATTAACGACCAGTTGTTGCAGATTATGTATAACGACAAAGATTTAACGACAACAAAGTTCTTTGATACTAAGTACATGAAGGATAATATGCATCACAATAGGAAGTATTTATACTTTCACACTAAGAAAACTAACGTAGAACACGTAAAAAAGTGGGGTAATGAGATTGATAGTGATTTTAATTCCGTTCCTATTCTCGAATAGTAATGAAATTCCGGATAGGTATCCTTACAATAATCCAGAACTTATGCAATTCATGTTAGACCATGACTGCCTGGACGATATTTTACAACTAGAAAAAGACATTGCAGATACAATAGATGGTAAAAGTTATAATTAGTAAAGATGCAAAGGAGTTTGAAGATTTAATAAAGGAGTTTAGTGATAAATACATAGTAAGCAATACTGAATGTTATGTAGACGAGGGTAAAATGTACGCATTTTTACACTTCAGAAACAAATTAAACTTTAAAAAGAACACAAAAACAATATAGACATGGCTAAGAGTAGAAAAAGAAAAAAGCATTACGAAAATTTAGTAAAAAGAGCTAAAAAGAACGAATGCGACATGAGAAGATTAAGAAATGAACAAGAAGAATCTTTAAAGGATCAGATTAAAGGGTTTGAAGACTATATAGATGAAACAGACCTTGATGTAGACTTTATAAAAAAAGCTCTAAAAGAATAGTGTTGCGCTGCTGAACTAATTACTGTTTTATTCGTATATTGATGTATGGATTTTGAATTAATGCTAATAGAGATGCATAATACGAAGAATAGCATTGCTATGAATTTGTGTTTTAGTATAGCTATTCATAAATACTATAAATATATTGACAAAAATGAATATAACGGTTGACCAGGTAGAGATGATGAAGAAAATCATCGCTCAGTATGAGAGAAATAGCGTTTGTTCTGTAGGTATTACCGAAAAAGGAGAGCTAGGGGTCGCTAATAATGGGCGACTTTTGTATTCTAATCCATCTGGCATGTTAATTACTAACATGTTTAAGATACTATCATTTGATAATATCACTGAAGGAGAGAGCGTAAATTATGCAGACAATATGCTAGTATTATTTACCGGAAGCAAAGAACCAACACTTTTTGACTACGGCATAACATACAAGGGAGGCGTGTATAGATGGACTCAAGATGATAAGATAGAGTGGATCCCGCTAAACAGAAATAAAGTAAGGGTGATAGAATTAAAAAAGCATAAGGAGGAAGATTCTTACCCAGACGAAGCTACAATATGATGTTTAAAATTTACAGTAGGCTAGGCTCTCTAGGAGAAATGAGGCTTACTTCTACCCCAAAAAAGGGCCAGATAATACAAATAAACAATTATAAAATTAAAGTTACATCTTGGACCTTTGACGAGGAAACAGAAGACTACAGAGTTTATGGGGACATCGTATCATAAAAAGTGGATAGTGGTCGAGGACCTTGATCAATTGGAAACTGGAGAATGCTTTGTTACAAAGTTTGGGTTCTGTATGGTTAATGAGATTGACTTTAAGTTTGGGTACTGGTGTGAGGTTTTAGAGTCCTACAGCGAAGAGTACGTAGAAGGGCAAATGTTTAGATTAAAAATAGGAGATAAAATTACATATGACGAATAAGGAAGCACAATTTGCAACATTATCAGTTGCATTAGAACACAACAGAATAATGCACATACTCAATAACAGAGATAGCTACACAACTGCGGTAGTTATGAGAGCGCAAACGGCTTTACTAGAATTAAAGCTAAGATTAAAAAATGACAAGAACTGGAAAATTTAATATTATGACAACTGAACATACATTTGAATTATTCTTGAAGCTTGACGATTTGTCTACTTATAATCCTGCTACTATACGTAGTTGGAAGCATAGGTTAAAGAAAGGAGTGTTGAGTGAAAAGAAGATGGTAGAAATATTATTAAACAACGATTATAAAATTAAAAACAAAATCTCTTGGGAAGCAAAGTATGGATTGTAAAGGATTAAGAATTGGAAACAGAGTAAATTGTACCTATAACGACAACACTTTTGAAATTATTTGGGACAATGTTAAATACATGGTAAGAGATCATAGTGTGTACTCTGGAATAAAGATAACTAAAGGACATCTTAAGGACTATGGTTTTGTAAGAAAAGATATTACAGATAAAATAAACGGTAATATTGAGCATAAATGGCATTATTATACAAGAATTTTAGATGACGTTACCTATATAGCTACTCCAGTAAAAGATAGGAGTAAGCATTACTTCATAACTACAGAAGGTGGGGAAATGGACAATATTACATTTATTCATCAGTTTCAAAACCTACACTATGCCTTTAAGCGAAAAGAAGTACAATCCGCTGCAAGAAATAAACAAGATAATAGCTCACTACAAGAGACAGTATCGGAAGATGGACACCGAAGACTACACTGAGTTAATGTTCCATCTAAAAAACGCAAAAATGTGCATCAAAATATTGAAGCCTAATGCCAAATATTAACTTTACACCTAGTATAAAGCAATTTGAAGCTTGGCAAAAGCTAACAGATAAGACAACTACGGAAATAGGTTATGGTGGAGCGGCTTACTCTGGTAAGTCTTACATAATGTGTATTTGGCTAATAATAATGAGCTTACAATACGCAGGAACAAGGTGGGGTTTTGCAAGGAGGGAGTTAAAAAACTTAAAAAGAACTACTCTAGCTACCTTTTTTAAGGTAATGAATGAATGGGAACTCAAAGAAGGAATACACTTCAAATACAATCAGCAATCGGATGTTATCACATTTCTAGACACAAATAGTGAAATATACCTTTTAGACATGGGATACAAACCTTCGGACCCCCTCTTCTCACGATTTGGGGGATTGGAGTTAACTGGAGCTGCCGTTGATGAATCTAATGAGTGTTCTCTAAAATCAATATCTATACTAAAAACTCGTTTAGGTAGGTGTAAGAACGCAGAACATGGCATAAAACTAAAGATGTTAGAAACATTTAACCCGGATAAAGGGCATGTTTACCAAAGATTTCATAAGCCAGAAAAAGATGGCACACTTCCTATACATAGATGTTTCATAAGAGCTTTGCCAACTGATAATCCTATGGCGGATCCAGACTACATAGAAATGCTTAGAAACTCTGATGAGATAACTAAGCAAAGATTATTGCTTGGAAACTTCGATTACGACGACAATAAAGCGTCTCTAATGAACTATGATAGCATTTGTGACATATTTACCAATGTAGGTAGTAAAAACGGCTTAAAAACGATTACATGCGATGTAGCCAGGTTTGGAAAAGACAGCTCAACAATATTTGCATGGGATGGATGGACAATTATAGACTTTAAAGAAGTTTATAAGTCTTCTATTACGGAGTTAGCAGATGAAATACTTATAATGAGAGCTAAGTATTCTGTTAGTTCTTCTAAGATCTTGTGTGATGAAGATGGAGTTGGAGGTGGTTTGGTAGACGTACTTAGAGAACGTGGACTAAACGTAAAAGGATTTATAAATAATTCTTCTCCAATAAAGACAAGGGCATACAAGAATAACTTTAATAACTTGAAGTCTCAATGTATATTTTATCTTGCAGATAAGGTAAACAAAGGAGAGGTGGCTGTAGACTGCGTACAAAAGTCTTTACTACAAGAGAACTTAACAAGAGAGTTAGAGGTTGTAGAGAAA